GTCTAGATACCATACAGCCTTTTTAAGGTCTTCCAATTCTTTGCTAGGATCTTTTTTACCTGCACGAGATATATACTTGACAACGTTACCTAAACAAAAGTCTAAGCCCCATGCCTCAATGACTTTAATAGCTTCATAAGTATTATCTTCTCCGCCATAATGAGTTGGATGGTTTACTGATTCTTTCATTTCAATAACTTTTTAATCTCACCGTCTGTCTTACCGTATAGTTTAAGTACAGATTCTAATTCCTTACCATTATCTAGTTCAAACCAGATATTGATATACTCTTCAGCATCTTTTTCTGATACTTGAAAATGCTCAGCTATAAATGCTACTAGTTCATTTTCATACTTATCAGACTTCTTACCTTTAATATACTTAGCAAATATCTTCTTCTTCGGAAGTATATCTAAATATAATTGATAAACATGTTTACGATCTAATGGCCCAATTGTATACTGTTGAAACATATCAACGAACTCTATTAGATCGTAACTCATGCTTAACCATCGATTGATAATATAAGGAGAAAAAGACTTCTGATCTGCTTCTGAAAGCTTTTCCCAGGCGGTCTTCTTCTCCGTTATGTTTGATAAATGGTCAAATATTGTTGCTACCTTAGTACTCATTTAGGCATAAATTCTTCGTTCAAATGACCGCAATCATCGCAACGAAATGTTGGTACTGGAATGATTTGTTCTTTACCGGTAGGTGATATTAAAGCAGGTACACGTTTAAATGCATTTACTTCTTTAAAAAATCTACCACCGCAGTTCTCACAAACAATGTCTGTCAAGTCTTCTACGCGAAGTCTCGGAGCATTATTCGGCTGTTCCATGTTTTCTTTCTTTGCCATATTATCCTTAATATATAGATTATAAATCGTAATTAGTATTTTTATCCGACTTTGTTTCTGGTATTTCAATCAATGCACATTCTGTCATTAAGATCATAGACGCTACTGAAGCAGCATTCTGTAATGCAACACGTGCCACTTTCTTAGGATCAATAATTCCAGACTTATATAAATCTTCATACTGTTCTGTATGAGCATTATATCCATAAGCAATGTTTTCATTTTGCTTGATATCTCTAATCACAACCGATCCATCGGCTCCTGCATTAGCACATATCTGACGAAGTGGTTCTTCAATAGCACGTAATACAATATTGATACCAATTAGTTCATCTTCATTAGTACTCACAAAAGCACTACGTTCTGCTGCTCTAATTAAAGCAATACCACCGCCTGGTACAATTCCTTCAGCAATGGCGGCTCTAGTAGCACTCAATGCATCATCTACACGGTCTTTCTTCTCTTTCATTTCAATCTCAGAAGCAGCTCCAATAGATAGGATTGCAACACCGCCTACTAATTTTGCCAAACGTTCTTGTAACTTTTCGCTCATAATCAGATGTAGCCGTTTCGATCTGTCCTTTAAGACTTTCAATTCGTGCATTTATTTCATCTGATGCTCCTGCGCCATTAACAAATGTAGTATCATCTTTTGTAATTACTACTTTAGCAGCAATACCTAAATCTTCAATACTAGCATTTTCTAATTTATGTCCTAACTCTTCTGAGATAAGAGTTCCACCTGTTAAGATTGCAATATCTTCCAACATTGACTTTCTCTTATCACCGAAGCCTGGAGCTTTAACTGCTACAACTTTCAATCCACCTCGAACACGATTCATTACTAATGTACTTAACACTTCCCCTTCGATGTCCTCTGCTACAATCACTAATGGCTGTCCAGACTGAACTACCTTCTCTAAAATAGGTAAGAACGTTTTCATATTTGAAATCTTCTTATCATAAATTAAGATATAAGGCTTTTCATACATTACTTCCATTTTAGTAGTATCAGTTACAAAGTACGGAGATACATACCCACGATCAATTTGCATACCTTCTACCGTAGTCAATTCTGTTAACATGCCTTTTGCTTCTTCAACAGTGATAACACCTTCAGTCCCTACTGCTGTCATTGCCTCTGCAATTAACGATCCAATAGCCTCATCATTGTTTGCTGATATAGTTGCAATCTGTTTAATTTGATCAGAGTCACCTTCAATCTTAACTGCAATATCATCTAATGAATTTACAATAACATCAACTGCTTGATCAATTCCACGCTTCAAATCAATTGGATTTGCGCCTGCTGTTACATTTTTTAAACCGGCAGTTATAATAGCCTGAGCTAATACCGTCGCTGTTGTAGTACCATCTCCTGCTAAATTTGCAGTTCTGCTAGCAACTTCCTTTAACATTTGTGCTCCTGCATTAGCAATAGGATCTTCTAATACAATTTCCCTTGCTACAGATACACCATCTTTTGTGATTACCGGACTCAATCCTGGTTTCTCAATCACGACATTACGACCCTTAGGGCCTAACGTAACTTTAACTGCATTCGCCAATGTGTCGATACCGACCTTTAAACCATTGCGACTATCAGCATTCATAAACACTTTCTTTGCCATAACTTGTTCCTTATTTTAATTCGTTAAGTAATTTTACAATTGTCGACATCATATGCAATTCCTTATCAACTACAAATGAATCTTGATACTGGGACTCTGCTAATATTAAAATAACAGCAGCAATATGTCCTTTAGCATATTCATCTATTTCATCGAATAGAAATTTATGAAGATTGGTAAAGTCTTTAACCTTACTATCTGCAATAAGTTGTCTAATCTCTTTAAAGGCATCTTTCTTATTAAGATCACTTTTAAGAATCTCTAACAACTTAGTCATATAATTTGCCTGGATAATACTATCATTATCTACTCGTAGTTCATTATCAATTACCTGCCGTTGGCATGCATTCAATACACGACGAATATCTGGATAACCTGCATTAATGATAGCAACTAAATCTTTCTTATCATATGTTATAGACAATTCATCTAATATACCTGCAACACGTTTTGCTACATCTATTTTACTAGGCGGCGTAATTGCAAATGCCTGACATCTACTTTGAATAGGATCGATGATCTTTTCAACATAGTTACATGTAAGAATAAATCTGGTTGTATTGGAAAATGTTTCCATTAGATTACGTAATGCAGCTTGACCATTAGCAGTCATATAATCTGCCTCATCTAATATCACAATCTTCCATGTACGAAACCCAATTGTACTTGCAAAGTTTTTAATCTTCGTCCTTACAGTATCAACATTATTTTCATCTGACGCATTAATGTACATTACATCCGCATCAACGTTATTCGCGATAATCTTTGCTAATGTTGTCTTACCGGTACCAGCTTGTCCATAAAATAACAAGTGAGGTACATCTCCGCTTTCAATATACAATTTGACTTTTTCAACGATATGTTCATTGCCTACGTAACCTTCAAGGGTACCGGGTCTGAACTTCTCTACCCATAAACTATTTTCTTGATTTCCAAACATAACTCTTTGTTATAAATATTAATTACCTGTAGAACCATATCCACCTTCACCGCGATCTGTATCCGATAGTTCATTTACTTGTTCCAATTCAATACTTGGATACGGCATAATAACTAACTGACCAATTCGGTCGCCATCTTGAAATCTTTTCAGACTAGCAAAATAAGCTTTAGGTGGCATTTTATATCTAAACTTAATTTCTCCCCGATATCCGGAATCAACTACTCCTACACAATTTGCTAGTATCAAATCTGTTTTTGAAACAGATGATCTAGGAAATAGTAATCCAACATACCCCTCAGGAATCTCAACGGCTATACCGGTATTATACTCGATAAAGCCATATACATTGTCAATAGTCGATGCTATCGCTGTCATATCTAGACCAGCATCTCCCGGCTTTGCATAGCTAGGAGTTACTGCTCTATCAACAAGTTTCTTAAACTTTACTTTCATATTACGCTGTTTGTAATTGAACTAAGTAATAAGTCGCTGTATATGTCTTACCGGTAAAGATTACTCTGGCCAGACCTGCTGCTGATAACTCCAATCTTCCAGTATCTGCATCACGGTTCGCTTGAAGAATTTCTTTAAATAAGTTACTTGAAAAACATACTACTGGCATATCTTTACCTGCAGCTGACTTATCATCTGCTTCAAACTTAATACGGTTTGTATTGATTGAAGAATAATTAACGATAAATTCTACCTTACCATTTTTACTTTGTACTCCAAAGTTTTCTGATTCTGGTAATGCATTCTTTGCCTTAATGAAACGGTTCACAAAGTCTTTATCCATTACTACTTCTGCACTCCAATCCGGAAGTTGCTTTAATTCAGGTACCTGACGAATAACTGACATATCAGCTAACATAAACGTCATGTTAACATCTTTATCAGATACTGCAATGCTAACTGACTTTTCAGCAATCTTGTTAACACTAACATCTAAGTCTTCATTAACCGCTGAAAGCATTTTTACCAATTGGGGAGTTGCATATACGCCTAATTCATTAGTACCTAAATCTAAATTAGCAGTTACACTACCAATAACATTCTGGTCATCTGTAATAAATGACGTTTGAATTGCTCCACTATCTGCAACCCATTTAACTGATGTAGTTGCTCCGGCCAAATGATAACGGCCGATAAAATTTAAAAGTTCTGTCTTTTTCATATTATTTATTTTGTTTCAAAGAATTGATTAAAAGTGTTTTCATTAGTTGATATTATATGCGATCCACCGAATTGCATATAATGATGACGGTATTTTTCATAGATACCAATTGCATTGTTTGGGTCTTCGAACATTTCATTCATACTCTTAAGAATTTGATATAAGTCTCCAGGTACAATTGTTTCTAATAGTTCTAAGTGAGCATCACAAAGTTCATTTACCATATCAATAGTCTTGTTAAATGCAAATACATTATTCAATACCATTTTCAAAGTACAATCGCCGTCATATTTAGCTACATCACCAAACGTCATTGCAATAGGATGACCGAATGGATTAGGAACTTTATCTTCTGCATTATACGGAAGGTTATCGCCTTTAGGAAAATATAAATGGCTAAATGTCATTTTACTCAATTGAGGTGAATGCAAATACGTTCCATATACTGGATACTGTCCTGGCGATGAACTATCTGTCGATACTTGTATTCTACCGTCAAAATGCTTATTAAAGTTCTTTTGAAGCATACTTAATAGATAGAAATCACTAATCTTAGAAATACCTAACAAGTGAATGTATCCATTACGTTTCTTTTCAAACTCTCTATTTTGCAATAGAACTGCTAATGCATAAAAGAAGTCAACTAATTTTTGAGGACCGCCTACACACCATCCGCCAAAATCAAAGTCTCTAACTTGTTCATACCAATGAGAATATTGATGTGTATTAGATCCTTGCAATACATTTAAGAATGTACATTTACCGGACTGATGATCTTCAAACCATTTAAAGTTTTCTAAACTAATTGCCAATGAATCTTCAAATCGATTAGCATATGTAGTTCTTGGCGGAATATCTAAATTCGCAGCAATATCGGAATTATTTTCCAACCAATGAAAGATCGTTTCACGAAGCTCCGTAGACCATTTTAGTGCGCCTCGGGCTAATTGGTAACCACCCGAGTCACCAAATACAAATGCTTTTTCTAAACCAAAATCTTTACGGGTTTCTGGTTTCTTATAGTAGTGTCCTGCTGTTACCAAGAAATATGGATGTCTCCATTCTTCCGGGAAATCCTCAGCATAAAATCTACTCGTCAGGCCTGGCATTACATCTTTATTTTTCTTAAATGCATCTGCCGTACCACCCGCTGATAAGCTAGGGAAGTAAATGAATTTCTTTTTATTATCCATTGAATAATACCTTTAAAAGTTTTGAGCTTGAGAAAAACTCTGTTTCTAATTTATTTGTTAATTTATGTAAATCCTTTGCACGGTCATCGTATGATGACATCCAATTACGAATCATCTTAACGACATCCGTCCTATAAACCATATAGTTTTCATATGATTCTGTCCATTCACTTGGATATTTGAATGACGGCATATACATTTCTGAATAGCTTAGTCGATCTGGTACCATAGGTAACGCGCCTGCTAATGCTCCTTCATAACATGATATACCTAAAGTTTCTTGAAGATTTGCAGAAAATACTATTTTAGCTTTACCTAACAATTCATGATATTCAT